TTAGAAGATGATGAAAAGGTTTTGGCTGACCAAGGGGCAAACCTTCGATTTATTATGTGGCGTAGATGGAAGTTGCTTGATATGTCATTAGAAGACTTCAAACAGGAATATCCGTCAAATCCGATGGAATCATTTATAAGCACAGGAGAGAGTGTATTTGACAATGCTAAGGTGCTTGAACGTGTAAGCCATTTAGATGAGCCTATGAGCCGATTTGAAGTGATTGACGAGTTGCCTAATGTATTACATAGATATATCAACAAGGGACTGTACATATACGATTTACCGAAGCGTACAGAACGTTATTACGGTGGTGTGGACGTTGCCAGTGGCGGTGGTGGAGATAATAGTACATTAAGTTTGTTTGATAGCGAGGGTCAGCAAGTTTTAAGTTTCTACCATAACAAAGTACCAGTCTATGAGTTTGCAGAATTGGTTGATGCTATGGGTAAGTTTTACAACTATGCTTTCTTGTGCGTGGAGAATAATAGTTATGGCAAGCCACTTTTGGAGAAGTTGAGAATCGAATATAAATACATGAACCTGTTCAAGCAGAAGATGTTCGATAAAAAAGGTGTGCGTAAGTTGCAACTGGGTTGGAATACAAGTGCTTCAACTAAGCCTACTTTGATAGAAAACTTTAAGGAAGCATTTGAACGTGGATTCATCAATATTGAATGTAAAGAGACATTACAACAAATGCAGATTTACCAAGAGAACGATAACGGAAGCATGGGGAATAAGCGTGGAGACGGAAACTTTGATGACTTAGTGATCTCGGCTGCTTTAAGTGTTCAGGCGAGTAAAGCGAATAAGTGGTATGTATAGCCGAGACCCCAGGGTCTCACTTCCCAATTAAATGAAACGAGAAAGGATTGATTCAATGGATAATAAATTAGAAGAATATATTCAAGGTAAGTATAAGAGTCGTGAAAATTGGTTCATCAATGAAGTTAAAGCCTTCAAGAATCAGGAGAAGGTACGTGAGGTAGAGGGTATCAGAAGTTACCTTGACGGCAATCACAACATATTGAAGCGTGAGCCATTTGAGTATAATGGCAAGTTGTTCCACCCGAAGAAGATTGTTATGCAATATGCTAAGACACTATTAGACTTCCAGAAGCAACATTTGTTACATAATCCTATTACATTGACTGGTGATGAAGATGTAGTTAAAAAACTTAATCAAGTCAATAAGAAGGGGCGCTATGAGCGATTCAATAGGAAAGTGTTAGATAAGATTTTGAAGTATGGAGACGTGTATGAGTACGTCTATAAGTCTGGCAAGACGATTAAGAGTAAACTTATTGATGCCGATGAAGGCTTTCCTATATACAATGAAAATAATGAGATGCTTGCATTTATAGAAGCCTATGCACACGATGGCATTGAGTATTATAATGTGTTTACAGAGAAGATTGTAGAGAAGTATAAGTATGAGAATGGCAGAGTTGTTGGCTTATCTAGACAGAATAACCTTAGTGGCTTGCCTATCCATTATCATAGCGAGAGTGAATATAGCGATACACAAGGCAGATCAGAGTTGCAGGATTGGATTAGTATTCTTGATTCGATGGAGGATTTACTTAGTAAGTATCAGGATAGCGTATATAAATTTATTGACCCGATATTTGTAACGCAGGGGCAGATACTTAAAGATGAGATGCTTCCGACTGATATTGTAGGAAAGGGAGTCAATTTAGACGATGGGGCAGATGCACGATTTGTGGGAAATAATCTTGACCATCAAAGTTTTGAATCTGTCTATAAGAAATTGATGCAGAGCCTACTTGATATTTCAAGTACACCTGCTGTGAGCCTAAATAAGACAGATGTGAGCAATCTGAGTGAGGTTAGTATTAAGTTGTTGTTCTCATTGGCTAACACGAAGGCGAGTATTAATGAGCAGTTTGTTGAAGAAGGCATAGAGGAACGTAATGAGAAGATTAGAGAGTTATTGCGATATGATAATGTGACATTTGATGATGACGCTTGGGATACGCTTAACATGGAATTTACATATAATACACCGAGCAATCATACTGAGATCATTGAGAATATTACAGACTTGAGAGAGATTGGTGCATTGAGTATGGAGAGTTTACTTGAGAAGTCACCTTATACCGATAATATTACAATGGAATTGGAACGGTTAGGTAAGGAAAAGGAATCGGATAATCAAACCGAAGTCCAAAATTTGGACGGCGAAGTCGATTTAGAAAAACAAAATGAGAATGAGAAAATGGATTCGATTTAGAAAAATGGTTTCATTTTAGGAAAGTGGAATGAGTTTAAAAGTGAAATCAAAATGGAAAAATGGTATCGTTAGGACAAGTAGAATGGACGAGGTGTTTATATAACAAATTTCATCTTTCCGTCTTTCCCTCTCACCGTATTACCCGATGATTAATTTGGGTGAGATGCGTCATATCAAGGGTGAGATGAAAAAATAGTATGCGTAAAATTGGGTGAGATGGAATTTTGTGAGGTTAGAATGGGGTGCTATGGGTATCAGAATGATGGGTGATTTTTGAGGAAAAAGTGATGTAATTTTATGAGTTGGAAGTATACCGATGGAGGTATGTGGTGCTTGGGAAATACTCGGGAAATAATTATAGTGGAGTGTGGTGGTGACAAGTAAAAATACTTGACAGACTATGCAATATTTTTCATTCGCTAATAAAGGTAAAAACTTTTCATCTACTTTTAAAATTTTAATTCTCAATGGATTATCAATTAGATGCGGCAGATTAATCAGTCAATATTATTTTTAGTCAAATCCTATGCATTACACATAATCATAATATTCAGTTATTTGTTTAACTTATCTGTTTCCTAATGAGGGTATAATATGGATTATACCTTCATTGGAGATAATAATACGCCGCGGGGTATATATAACAGGCAAGTCACAGCAGTCTGACAACTTATAGATATACATGAGTTTGTATAAACATACCTTCCATATATTGGGAGTAGACATAAGGTAGATAATCGGAAGTTGATTTTACAGTTATTCCCAGTGGTATATGCTTTAAGTATGCATGTGAGTTAGTTAATATGATATACATAGGATGCTTAGCGGTGGTCAGTAGTGTGCGTGTAACGTCACAGCGTACAGTGTGCTATGTCTACGCTTGCTACTTGTCGCTGCTCACTACCTGTTACATGCAACTAAGCCACAGGAATACGTTAGAGGGTGTTGTGAGGTGTCTTGTGGTATTGAGGGATAAATGTATAGTTGATTGCCTATCGTTCAACAGTGAGCGTCTGTGTAATCCAATTTCTAATATAGATGGAGAAATCATTCTAGTTATGTAAAAAGACTGGCAATATTTCAGAAAAACGTAATTCATTTTATGATGATAATATGAATGTAATATCAAAATCTAAATGTAATATTGAAATCAAAATGATAATATGATATTAGTTTGAAGTGTGTGCAGAATGGTCACAGGAATCATTTAGAAGCGATCTGAGAGGTTTAGTTTCAGTTTAGGTGTGTTGGGCTGTCGGTAATCTAAACAACGCTGTGAGGTTGCTTGTGAAGATTAGGAAGATGTGATTCATTCTATGATGAAAAGTGCTGGCGATATTTAGAGTTTGCGTAATTCATTTTGAAATGAAATTGAATCAATGATATTAGAATGAGACTGATCGTGTATAATGATATTGGAATCACTTTAGAGGGTGTTGTGAGCGTTCTGTTTGATGATGGGTTGTTTGCTATTCAATTAGGATTAAAAGCCGTCAGATACCCCTCAAGCGATTATTCATCCCCTAGCATACCAAATTACACACGCACATAGTTAAATGGTATGATTCAAACTATACAATTACTGAAAGGGTGTCTCTCATGCAAAAAGTAGTCTTTAACGACCGTCTATATAAATCAGAAACAAGAGGTGACAAAGTTTACTTAACAGACGTTTCCGATAATAAAATAAAAGTGTATATATCTTATTCTAACAATGAAGGCGACAATAAACAAGCAGATGATGCATTAACTAATTTTTGGACTAGAGAGTTATTAAAATAAGGTTTTATATATAATTTACGCCTTCCCTTGAAATTATTCTGAAAAATCACCCCTATTACTCTAGTGTTATGGTATTATTTACCTGTAATCGCAAAGGGGGTCATATAGTGAAAAAAGTTTTAATCGCAATGGCATTATTATTGTTTATCCTAGCAGGCTGTAGCAACAGTGAAAAAGTAGCGGAGTATAGATCAGATTTAGAATCCGTTACAGATGAAATGCTGAGCAATGCTTCTGCTGCCGAGGAATTGTTAAATCAATATGCTACTGTATGGAGTTACAGTATAGAGAGTCGTGGCAGTATTACAGTTGAGGATATGGCAAAGGAAACAGGGTTATCTGATCGTATTGTTTTTGAACACTTTACCGACTCAGATTATGAAGTTGTGCATCTTGGTGAACGCATCACTGGTGGTTGGCAGGGGAATATACAGTCATTGAAGAATTACTATTCTGCATCGGGGAAACTTGATGAAATAGAAGAATTATCCAGTGAAATCAAAAGTAGTATTAAAGACTTGAATAATCCACCAGAAGGTTATGAAAAGGCTTATGATGAAGTTTTAGAGTTATACACTTTGGCAGGAGAATATACACAAATGGCAATTAATCCAAGTGGCTCTTTGGTAACTTTTAATCAAGATAGAGGTCAACTGTCAACAGATATTGTAAGTAAAGTAAAAGAAATAGAAGTAATCATGCCTAATGAAGAATAAAACTACATAAACAACATCCAATCACTTCCTATTTAAATGGAGGTGATTTTTTATATCCAAATGTTGGTACGTGTCAACAAATATCAAGGAGGAATATAATGACAAATTTACAACGTCTATTATTAGAAATAAAAGGTATCCAACTACAACAGGATGAACTATCCATCTACTTACAAGAAAACAATCTACAAGCACATGAAGCATACAACGCTGAATCAGCAACTAATAAGAAGAATATATATGCTACAGCACTCAGTATCCTAGAGTCACTCGCAAACAATCCATCAGGCATGAAATCGTATAAATTAGACGACATGACTATATCACAATTTCATGAGAATTTAATGTCTCGTATCGACCAATTAGAACGAAAGGTACGCAAATTGAAGACTGATGAACAGGTTGAAAGCAACACAGATGTCTTCATGCTATTTAACAGATAAGGAGGGATAATATGAATCCATTTAATACAAACGCAGCCGACGATATTAATCACCTATTCGATACAATGGCAACGGATATTTTAATCAATGATGCACCATCAAAGGCAATCATCACCAATATTAACCTAACAGGTGAAACGGAAGACAGGAATATACATACGCTTGAACGAATCAATCAAGGTGATTTGATTATATATCAAGGAGAACACTACCTGTCTATCGTAGAAGTTGTTACGAAGCGTCACAGCAAGTATAAATCACTCATAAGACATTGCAACTATGATATTCCAGTATCATCAAGGAAGTCTGTTCCTGCTATTGTGACGGATAAGACTTTCAGTATCAATGAGACTCATCAAATTAGAATCGGAAATGGTCAGATATTTGTAGCGGTGGCAGATACAGATGATAACAGGAACACCTTTGAGAAAAATGAAACTTTCGACTTCATGCATGGCAGATGGAAGATAATCCATAGAGATTTTACACAACGTGGATTGATCACACTGCTGTTTGAATCAACTGCTACACCTACTGACTAATATATTTTATTTTGCCACTTTACAAATAATCGCAACCGTTGTATAATGAAATCACAATTATATGATCGTGAAGTGGTTAAGGAGTATGCTGTATTGTAACTAATGACTTCTATCATCTGTGTCGGTTGAGTTTAAGTGGCACGCAAGAGGTCATCGGTTCAAGCCCGATATGCTCCATTTACAGAAAAGCGTTTAAACCTATGAGCATGAGGTTTAAACGCTTTTTTAATTATAGCCATTTCACCTAGATAGATAGCC